CCGACCACGCATAAGTAGTCGGCTCTTCACCTTCTTAGTCCAGTTCTCATAGGCGTCCCAATCTTCTGACGACCATAGGTTGTGGTCGCCGGATGCCTGCGCGACCTCCTTCTTACGCACGTCTGCCCCACTACCGGGGCAATAGTGTGCCACTGCGTTCGCTATCATCAGCGACACACAGGCGTCGTCGTTCTTTCCTGCTGGTGCGGACATCTTTGCCGCACTCTCTGTGCCGTCAGGAGACATCTTTAGTGTCCTCCTGTAGGCAGTCATCTCAGAAAGGACGGACTGTGAACGTATCTTTAGATAGCCGTCCTTTAGTGCCTTTTGAGTAAGCCCTACCATCGCGGGTTTGCTCTTCCTGTTCGTGTCCCACCCAAGCATCACGGAGGTCACTGTCATCGTATCTACCGACCGACGACGGTATAGATTCCAGTATCTCGTCTGGTTCAACATTGCGACCAAACCAGCCCCAAGGCCAGAAACCTCTGGGGCTAGCACTGCGTTGTTGTAGTACAGGGCTAGCATCAGCATCTGCTCTGCTAGTACATCCAAATCCACTTTTCCACGCCATTCTGCTACCTGCTCCATCTTTGCTATGTCTATCACTACAGCGTGGTCCCAATCCCTAGAGGCCGCGCCTTTGCTAACATCTACGCTAACTACATACCTTCGCCTAGGGTCAGGCTTTCTCCATACGGATAGCCTGCCAGAGCCTTCCATCGTAGCTTCAAGGTCTGGCTTATAGCTAGTAAAGAGGCGGACCCTACCACCTTCGTTGCCAGACTTGTCAGCGATTTCAAACCAGTTGTGTTCTGGACAGTCGTTGTCCTCGTTCTTCCTCTGAGACTTCGGCGCGCAGATGTCGCAAAAGCATCCGTGACTCTTAATCTGGTCGTAGATGATGTCCTGATCAAACACAGGACAGCCTGTAGCTGAGAACGCCTCCTCGTCCGTAGACGGGTACTCCATCCTGAACCGCTCTAGACTACCGCCGCACTTACTTACCAGCGTCTCTCGCCTCCACTGAAGGCTCTCCAGATCCAGCCACTTAGAGAACTTCTCTATCAGCGTCCTCTCGTCTAAATCTAGGCTGGCCCTGAAGTCAGCCTCTGGCACGGTCAGCTTTCGCCTGTACTCGTCTTGCAGGAACCAGGGAGTAAACAGGGCATACCAAGTGCTGTCTGGGTGCCCTGGAGTCTTCCTCTTCAGGGGCATCCACGGCGGTATCTCGTCCCACCATACGTTCGCAGCTAGGTACTGAGTGTGATGGAAGTCTCCCGAGCCGTTACATGTGGACTCTGAGTACACCATCGTCCCAGGCTCATCCGGCACAACCTGAAGCGTAGCCAGGAAGAACGCCTCTGGGTTCTTGTAGAAGGCTACTTCTGAGCAGTGGACCTGACGAGCAGTGAAACCACGAGCGTCGTCTATGGATTTCGCCGTCATAACGACGAACCTAGACCTCAGGCCAGTGGGTCCATGAGGCGCTCTGAAGTCTAGCTCATATACATTGTTGTATCTGGTGAGAGGCTTTACCGTCTCAGGAAGGAAGTCGTAGAAGACCTTGCACTTCGTAAAGATGCTTCTGACTGACGGCTCCGTATGTGCTGCTACTAGCGCCGCCTCGTCATGGTTGGTTATGCAGCGGTGGAACATTCTCGCCTGCACATGGGTAGAACACCCCATCTGTCTGGCCTTCGCCTCCCACACCCGAACAGGTACTCCAGCGTTCTCCATCTCAGTGATCAGACCCTCGCGCAGAAGCTGCGATCTGTTGAGCTTTAGCTCAGTAAACTGGCCGCTCTTTGTCTGTATCTTTAGGTATTTCTCAGCGAACTCTATGAAGTCATCGTGTTCACCTGAGGTCAGTTCTTCTGCTGCCTCATCTACCTTTGGTCCTGAAGTCCTTGCCATTGTAGTCCCATATCAGTCCCTTCTGCCTAAACCGTCCGTAGGGAAGGGGTATTGCTCGGTCCTTGAACGCGGCCTTCAGCCTCGCTCTCCACTCATCTAGGTTGTCACCTAGTTCTATAACATCGTCCATGTGCAGCATCCTGCAATTCCATATAGTGCTTTTAAGTCTGTTGTGTGGATATGTCACGAACGCCAGCCGCATGTGTCCATGAAGAACGTCCATCAGGCGCTTGGCCTCATACCTGCTTATCCCGATTAGTTCCGCTGTCTGACGAGGGGCTATGTACCCTCCCTCGTTCGCAGCCCTAAACGCTCTCTGGGCTATGTCGTCTCTGAACTCCTCTGCATCTGGATGCACAGGGGGGCCGACGTGCCACATGCTGTCGGCACCAAACCACTTAGTCCACTTCTGCTTGGTTATCTTTGCGTGTCTCCACTGCTCCACCTCCCACCCATATCTGGCGTGGTCGTCTATGAAGCTGGGAACCCTGACGTTTGTGTGTGTTAGCTCGCCTCTGTCGCGCTGTTTGGCTGTCGGCCTGTAGGTGGCAATCCCGTCTTTACTAGCTGGTAATCGCCAGGAGTTGACTCCGCCTACTCGGGCATTTCTAGCCAAGCTCAAACATTCCGTCTGGCCTCATGCGCCACGGCTTCCTCATGTGCCTGTGCAGCCTGTGGTACTGGAGCGACGAGATCACTTGCTTCTGCGGCTCTTCAGCCACAGCTTCAGCAGGCTCAGGCACATCGTCTTCAGCAGCCGTCTTGATTGCGTCAATGTGTCTCCCTATCTCAGCTATCAGAGAAGATCGATGCTTGCCGTCAAGCTCCATCTCCAGCACACCCTCAAGTTCTTCAAGGGTCATTCCGTCTAGTTCCTTAGATGCGTTCTTCACGCTATGCTCGCCAGGATCAAATGACACGGTTCCTCCTGTGTTGATTAGCCTGAAGGCTAAAGTAACATATATTGGTATAGTCCGAAAAACGCTACACAAAACGGCGGAGATGTGCCATGCCGATGAGCAAGTACAAAACGAAAAGCAAGTCTTCATGCAAGCGGGTAAAGCGCAAGGCTAAGAAGCCGAAGAGCAAGCCCTCCAAAACAAAGAAAAAGTACGGGTACTGATCATGGCAATTCGAAAACCACGGACACTACAGCCACCTCCACCACCTGGGGCACAGACTGACGGGCTTCAATCCAACGGACCAATTCGCCCAGGCGGGGGAAGCGTTCAGGAGGGTGGGGCCACACAGGATGCGTTCGGAACACCAGCGCAACAGCGTGAGTTGATCAACATGGTTATGCAGAGAACGGGCATGACTGAGGAACAGCTACAGGGGCTTGGCGATGAGGGCATATCCCACGAGCAGGCGAAGATTGCCTCTGGGACAGGTGCCAACCCATCCAGCGCTCAAGAGATACAAAGGCTTGTGGGCGACCTGACATCGCAAATGAATCAGGGCCAGCCAGCAGAGGCTCCGCAGGTAGGGGGTACAGCATACGTTCCTCCGCCTAGCCCGTTTGCGACAGCAGAGAGTCCTCCCCCGAACAATCCCGCATTCGCAGGGTATGCTCAGATGTTATCAAAGCGAATGAAGCAGATGGAGCGAGAGATTAATATGGAGCGAGAGAACAACATCGTAAACGCTGGCAACGATGCTTTCGCAGAAGGAAAAAGGTCTGGCGAGCGAGAGGCAATACTCGGTGAGGCGCATAGGGCAGCAGGAAGCCCAGAGATTGCTAGACAACACGCAGAAGCCCAGAGAAGGCGCGCACTAGCTCAAAGCACACTGAGCGACCGACTGTCGAAACTGGTAAGAAGCTAGGCGTGTCTAGCAACGAATGGGCTCTTGGCAGCGAGTGGAGCCTGTCTCCGCTTCTAGATCCAGAGCTTAGCGACTTCGCTACCGCTGAGGCTGGTCAAGACAGACCGAGCCCCACAGCTATGATCTCCAGGCCAGATGTGGTCTTCGGTGAAGACCTGTATGACATAGAGAAGAAGTTTGGCAGTCTCTCGAAGGCGTTAGGCGGCTTGTTCCACACAGGGCTACGTCAGACAGCTATGCCTGACTATGACCAGTCATCTATGGAGCCGCAGCCCCTAAGTAAAGAGGATCAAGAAACCTACCTAGATGTTTTCGGGGAGGGCGCTCTGGCGGGAGCGCTAGGCGGATCGGTTGCGTCGGGAGTTAGGCAGTCCCCGGCTATGGCTTCATCTGCTGCCGCAGCGGCAAAGGCCAGTCCCTTTCATGGGCCACACGGACACCTAGCCCCTCTCGCCGCAGACCGTGGCGCTTACGGAGCGGCCTTTGCCTCCAACAACCCGTATGTAGCTGCCTCGTATGCTGGACATGAGGGAACGTCACTCATCCTTGGGCCAATGGGTCAAGCTGCTATCGACCCTGAAACTGGAATACCAAAGTACCAAAAGCTGCACAGCGGATCGATCTACCCGATACGTCTAGACCCTACCTCTGTCACAGAGATACCTACTGAAGGTCCAGCAAAGATACCCGGCCAATACCCCTTCATGAATAAAATGGGGTGGAGAAGCAAGGGCCATATGGAGTGGCCTATGGGGTTCACGGAAAAGACTAAAGCGCTCAAGGGTGGTGAGGCGCAGATGGTTAGAGGTGTTGTAGACCCTGGATATAGGCCGTCTGCGTACCATGACCCGCAAAGACTTAGAGATGTTCCAGGGGAGCAGTGGGCTTGGCGCGAGGGGGCCAAGTCTAGCCAAGCAGGCCCGCCAATGACATACGCAGAGGTCGCAAAGCTTGGGGAAGACGCAGCCAAGAGGCTGGGCATCGACATGTCCGACTACCCAGGACATGGAATTAGCATAGGGGTTAGACCTGAGGGCTGGCACCCAGGCGGGCCGTCTAAATCTTACAAACATGGAGAGGTGGTAAGTGGACACTGGAAGGGCGTCTCGGATGAAGACGCTGAACGCATAATCAAAGAGATAGAGAATGACCCTAAGTTCAAAGGACAGAGAGGGAAGCTCCTGTTCAGGGGGCTCAAGGCCGCACCACAAGGCTTTGCTCAAAAGCTAGAGAGGTTCGCGACAAACATAGGAAGGGGGGTCAAGAGCGCCTTCTCTATGAAGAACCTTGGTATAGACGCAGCGATTGGCGCTCTTTTGGGTGGAGCCACGGCAGTTGCTGGCAAGAAATACGGAGAGGCGGGCCAGTCTGAAACGGGTGGCATACTCACACCTCCGCACCCTAGGTACTCTGGCACAGAGAGAGGCACGTCTCGCGGAGCTAGCGGCGAGGAGATAAGAACAATATCTCAGCGCAGGGAAGATCAGAGGGAGAAGTGGAGAGGGCACCTCCTTGAGCGAGCTATTGAGGAACATGGGATAGGTGTCGTCAACACCCTTCTTGAGCCTGATCAGGACATAGAAGACCTGAGGCCAAGTCAGCTATCAGAACTACTTGGCGACATGGACATGGAGGGGCCTCCGCCAGTAACCGCACTTGATGTGGCTGAGGAGTCGTTAGAGATATATCAAGAGCCGCCTGCGAACCCAGGCGTGTCTGACCTACCACCACCCAAGAAGGGCGAGCCAGAGAGGCTCTATGCGCCGCCTACTCCGCCAAAGAGCAAGGAGGTTGGCTGGG